CTCCAGGCGCTCGCCGGCGGCAAGGCCGACAGCGGCATCGCCGCGATGGCCTCCGGACTGAGAACGAACTGCACTTCATGTCTGGTGCTGGTCAACGGCCTGATGCAGGAAGGAGCGCGTTGTGAGTGAGTTCGATGACTCGAAGCGCATCGCTTTGGAACGCCAGGGCTGGCATTGCCTGCGCTGCGGGGCGAACATCCACGATCCGTCACGATGGCCCGGACGAAGCGGCCATCACCGTCAACTGCGCCGCGCGGCGGATCCGGATGTGAGGCACAGCCCAGTCAACATCATCGAGCTGTGCGGCTCGGGGACGACCGGCTGCCATGGGTGGGTCCACCAGCATGTGGCCGAGGCCGAACGGCTTGGACTGATCGTCCCGCTCGGCATAGATCCTCTCTCCACCCCAGTGCGCGACTGGCAGGGGAGATGGCTCTGGCTCAACCAGGACGGCACGGCCACGCCATTGACCATGCGCGAAACATTGACAATTCAAACGGAAGGAATGACAAATGCACGAGAATAACGGCAAACCGGAGGCGCTGCTGTGGATCGACTTTGAGACCACAGGCGTGGACAGGCGCAAAAGCCTGCCATTGGAGATCGGTATGGAATGTACCGACATGCTGGGCGAACAAAAGTTCGGATCATTGTCCCGCATCATCCGCCCGGACAGACTCGACATCCTGTCCATGAGCCCCGTCGCCTTCTCCATGCACACCGACAACGGCCTGCTGTTCGAACTCATGGGAGGCTCCGTGCGCAATGACGGCATGGTCGTCGTGGCCAACGCCGTGGAGGAATTCCTTGACTCGCTCTCCCAGCGTTTCTCCCTCGTCCCCGCGGGGACCAACGTGGACTTCGACCTTGACTTCCTCCGCCGACTCAACCTCAACCCTGACGCGTGGCTCACCTACCGCAAATACGACATGGCCACCATCCGCCGACTCGTCACCGTGCTCGGTGCCCCGGATCCATACCAGGGCGACAGCGGCCCGCACCGGGTGAAATCCTGCATCGCACGCGACATCAAAGACTACAAGGCCATGCTCGAGACACTCGCCGTCAAGACGGGAGACCACAAGTGAGAAAGACCATCAGCCACCTCGCCGACCGGCTCGGAGACGCCATGGCCACGCTGTTCACCCTCCTCGCGCTTCTGCTCATCCCGCACGCCGTCATCAGGGCGATCATCGGACAGGCGCTCCACCAGTGGACACCAATCACGTGGCTCGCCATCCACACCGCACTGACCATCGCGGCGCTCGCCGCCAGCCTCGCCGGCTACGCGCTCGCCGCACTGCTCGCACCACCAAGACCGGAGACCTACCAATGACCGAAGACCAGCAAGACCAGCTCGTCATCAGCCTCGACACGCGATACGCCGTCGCGCACGCCATCTACAACCGATTCCACGCCAACGGCCACCGCAAACACCTCACATGGGAAAACCTCGACGACGACGGCCGCGAACCATGGCGGCTGATAGCCAAGGACGCAATCACCGAGATGCTGGCCAGCCCGGAGATCGGAGGAACGGCATGAGCCACACCGCGATAATCCTCCTGGCGCTCGCCTTCCTGATCGGCTGGATGGGTGGCCGGGAATGAGCGTCATCGTCCCATTGCGCAAGTGGCGGTCGGCCGACCCGGCCATCCTGATCGGCCGCCGCTGCATCGCCCGCACCGACCAGGACGTCGTCATCGACGGCCGACTCGAACTCATCCGCTGGCCGGACGGCACCGCCACCCTCCGATTCCAAGGCATCGGAAACGACATCATCGACCGCGATTATCCGGACGACAGCCTCTGCCCCAATCATCTTCATCTCTCATGCCGCGAATGCCGCAAGTGGGACGTCGGACCGCTGCATCGGCTCGAATACGAGGGATGGCAGATCAACTCCATCGACCACAGTGACAGCCTCTGTCCCGAATGCGCCAAAACCAAGAAGGAAACAAAATGAGAAACAGCGACGCAAACATCGCCATCGACGTGCTCAACAAACTCATCGCCCAGGAGCTCGAGGCCGCGAGCGCCGGAATGCGTTTTGGCGATCGACCCCTTGAGGAACGCGCGTCGATTCGATACCATGCCTACCTCACCGCCAAGGATGAGATCAGAAAGGCGCTCGCCGATGCCGTGGAGGAAAGGGATGCGGAGAATCCGTTCCTGCCGCAGCGTGACGAGTTGGTCACGATGGACATACACACCTGCGATTTGTGCGGCCGGTGGTGCTCGAGTCCTGTCTATTCCGTGGGCCTCATCTATGGCGGTCAGGCGAAGACAGTCACCGAGGTGTGCGCCGACTGCATGCGACGGCTGAAGTTCCAGCCGGTGAGGACCATCCCGCTGGACATTTACCGGCTTTTTGAGAAGTGGTTGGACGAGCAGAAGGAGACGGAGCGGTGAGTAGGAAATTTAAGGTAGTGCCGGTTATGTACGCGGCAAGCGGAGACGTGTACACGCTGAAGCTGCAGAATACGGAAGCGCTCGCCGGTCTGCTTTCCGACGGATGGAGCGTGATGCGCACCGACGTGTTGCCGGGACTCGGCGGCAAAGGCGAGTACGAGGTGAAGCCGAACATATGCTATGAGCCATCATTCCCGCCGACAATCGTCTACATCCTCGGCAAGGAGGCGGAATGATGAACAGCATCAGTCGTAACAAACGGCGCTCGCCGCATGCATGCCGGAGCGCGGTCGGGATATTCATCTGCGCGAGCAACGGCATAGGTCCGGCGCAATACGAGGACAGCCTGCGCAGGATAGAGCATTGCGTCATCTGCGGCAGGTGGTGGAAGCTATACGCCGCGTCCTCACATCTGACCATCTGGACCGAACTGCCCGAATGGGCGGTGTGGCTGCTGCGACACAAGACCTGGAAGACCATGCACAATCAAAAGAGGAAGGAAACGAAATGAGTGAGGAAACACTGGAACCGCCGCTCCCGCCTATCGACGCGAGAACCGAAGCCGTCGCCGAACGTCTGTTCGGGCTCAAATGGGCGCTCCGCAAGGACTCCACCGAAATCATCCACGAGGAATGGCGGACCGCATCCGAATGGATCCGCGACGGATACCTGCGCCAAGCCATCGAAGTGCTCGCCGCCGCCGACCAAGCGCAACCCGCGAGCGCCAAGGCCTCCGGCTACAAGGACCGTATGCGTGTCGAGTACCGGGAGTTGACCGTCCGCGCCGGCAGGCTCAGGGACATGCTGCAGCGGTATGCGGATGGCACGCTCGACTTCGAGCCCACATGCCCGATCAGCCTGCTGAGCAGGCAGCTCGACGTCATGGACGAATACGCGCTCATCCTCCGCCGTCGGGCCAACATCGAGCACATCAGCCTCGGCTACCAGCGCATCGACATGGCCGCCAGGGACACCCGATGAGCGACACGTCCGACCGTATCCGCGCCGTCATCCAATGCGTCACAGGCCTGCCAGCCGACCCCACAAACGAACCAACAAAGGAGAACAAGCAATGAGCAACGACATCGACAAAAGCGTAAACCGTCTCAACGCGGCCGAAACCATCCGCCGCCAGGCCATCGCACTGCAGAAACACATCAGCGAAGCGCTCGCCGACCTCCAAACCCTCAGCGGCAGCGAGGACATCCAGATCAGCCACGCGCTCACCATGGCCACCGTCCAAGCATCCAAGGCGCTCAAACAGGCGCACCTGATGCAGGACTCGGCCGACATGCTCGATCAAGCCGACCAGCGAGACGAGGAGAACAACATCAGCCGCATGCTCATCAGCAAGATTGCCCAGCAAGGCGAATAAAAAGAGAGGCCCCGCCAATCCGGACGGAACCTCCAAGAAACCAACCACCATTCTAGCCGGAAAGCGGGAACCATGACCAGTCAATGCCAACAATGCGGCGAACCAGCACAAACCACCCTCTGCAAAACCTGCGCCAAACACATGCGACGACAAATCGCCAGTCTCGCCAAAACCATCCCGGAACTCCGCGCGCTCGCCGAACGCAAGGCTCATATCGGCGAGCGCGGTGGTGGTGTTCGTGGAGGTTCGGTCGGTCTGCCGGTGAGTGTGCATTGGTTGGAGGTGTATGAGGAGGCGGCCCGTTTGATGCTTCGGTTGGCTGGTTGCGTGGATTTGAAGTGGATGCTGCTGCCGGTCGAGGGGTGGCGTCCGGCGTATCGGGCGGTGTGCAGGTCGTGGTCGCGTGTGGTGTGTTCTCCGTTCGCGGGCGAGCTGGCCGATCGGCTGGACAGGATGCTTCGGCGTATCGATAGGTTGTGCACGCCGTCGGATGGGCGCGTGACCGTCGTGCAGTGTCCGGATTGTTCGGCGTCGCTGGCCGTGCCACAAGGCATGCGTGATGGCTGGTGTCCTGAGTGCGGCGAGCGTTTGGACTTGGACATGCTGGTGGCCGGCAGACTGGGGGAGGCTGGGCAGGCGGTTATGACGTGTTCGCCCGCCGAGGCGGCCGACTGGCTGACCGACCGTGCCGGACTGCGCACCACGCGCAAGCAGGTGTCCAACTGGCTGACTCGTGGCAGGCTGTCGAAGGCACGGCGGATCGGCCGTGGCATGTGGGAATTCAATCAAGCCGAGCTGGTCGACACGCGGCTTGCGCAAGAGGGTGAGTCCGCGTAATCTGTAAGAGAACTTGCACCATGCCCGAAGGGTCTGGTGCTTTTCTTTTAACTGATTTTGCCGAGAATTCTCCCGCCTCTTAGCGTTAGCGTAGGCGGGGGAGAATGTCACATGCTTATAATCGTTGCTGTTCGGCGTGGAGCCACTAGCAACCCTTGGAGCCGTTGCACCGAAGGACGTCGACCATGGCGGCGATACCCGTTGTGTCGGTGGCCCATGAATCGGGGGTGGCCAGCTGGGGGACCTTCGCGGGAGACGTACCCCAGACATGCCGGACGCTCCACCCGCCACCAGAGGCTGGAGGTGTCTGCCGTGAGTCTTCGCCGATGCGCCTGGCACAATTGCCCACAGCTTGTCCCGCAAGGGACGCGCTTCTGCAAGGCTCACGCTCACGCCTATGAGCGCGGGCGCGGCACGTCCGGCCAGCGTGGATACGGAGCCGCGCACCGCAGGGAGCGAGCACGGTGGCAGGCGGCCATGGACTCCGGTGTTGTACCAGTCTGTGCGAAATGCAATCAGCCTGTACTTCCATCGCAGGCATGGGACCTCGGCCACACTGACGACCGCAAGGCTTGGACAGGTCCCGAACATCGAAGCTGCAATCGAAGAGACGGACAGCATAAAGCGATCAGCCATCAGGAACGTTGGCATTGACGTCGGCGAGCGCCGTTCGATTCGTTCCGTTCGTCTCGTTCCGTTCGTCTGTTGCCTGAGCTGTTTGAAAGACGTGAATGATGTCGTTGTCGCTTTTCCGTTTGCGTTCGGCGTCGCGTCGGGCGCAAATGGAATGCGCTGAAATGCGTGTGAAACCGGAAATTTTTCTGTTCTGTTCTCGGCGAAGACCCCTAGGGGGTATCCCTCGAGGTGGTTTCCAGACCGCCGGTGAGGGGACTCGCAAGTTCGCGGATAGTTCAAGATTTGACGGGCTGGGCGAGACTGTAATTTTTCCGGTTCGAGGATTGGAGGGCATATGGCGACGCATGGCGGTGCACGTACCCGCTCCGGTCCGATGCCGGATCCGTCCAGCGCACGATCTGACGCGCGTGGTCTTGGCACTGATATTCTTCCGCTTTCGGCTCGCGGCTACCGTTACCGTCCGAAGGCTTTTCCGCTGTCCGAGTGGACGATTTGGGACACTTGGAAGGATGATGACGGTTTCCATAAGGAGCGTGACGAGGAGGCTACGGAGGCGTGGAATCGGCGTGAGCGTGAATTGTGGCGTGACCTGTGGCGTCTGCCGCAGGCAATCGCCTGGCATATGCCTCGTTATGGATACATGTTCACGACGATTGCCCTGTACGTGAGGCAGTTCGTACTGTGCGAGTCCTCTGAAGCTAAGGCCGCTGACCGTGCCACATTGGCCAGATATGCCGACACCATAGGCCTCACACCACAAGGTTTGAGGCTCAACGGCTGGACGATCGTGGACGACGAATGCGAACCGCCGAAGCCTTCGCGGTCTTCGGCGAAGGTGATTCCGTTCAAAAGCGCCAAGACGCGTTATCTGGAGGAGCATGGTGATTAACGAGTCGCGGATGCGGACGATGCGTCAATACAATCTTCCGCTGCTGCAAAAGGTGCGGACGGTTGGCAGATACGGCATGCCAATGCTTGCAAAACAGGACGTCATCCCCCCCGACACGTTGATGGGCTTCAATTACGTGACCGGCAAAAAGACAGTCAAGCATTGCGGAATCCATTTCTTCATCGATGACTATCAGTTTCAGAGGGTCTGGAACCAGCCGGACAGATACATCGCACCGCTCAAACGCTTCCAGTGTGTGCTGACACCTGATTTCAGCACGTACATGGACATGCCGGAAGCGATGAAGATCTATAACGTCTTCCGAAGCCGTCTGATCGGAGCATACTGGCAAGCCTGCGGGCTGAAAGTCATCCCAACACTTCAATGGGCGGGCCCGGAGTCATTCCAGTACTGCTTTTCAGGCATTCCAAACAACTCCACAGTCGCGGTAAGCACGGTCGGAGCGAATAACAATCCGACGGCAGAACTTTATTGGCGACTCGGCATGCGATATGCGCTCGACAGGCTCGTACCGGAAAAGATTCTCCTCTACGGAGATGCCATTCCGTTTTTCGACTTCGGTGGCACCGAAGTTATCGCATACAAAAACAGCAATACGGAAAGGATGAAAAAATGGGCGGAAGAGGATCGAGCTCGGGCGCAGGCCGTGGCGGACATGGCGGCGGAGGGGGAGGCTCTGCCACTGACCTCTCATCCGTAAGCGACTCTGATCTCACCAATATGATGCGCGATGCGGGGAAACGCATGGATGCCGCATCGGAAATCATGCAGAGGACCGCACACGGAGCCACGCAATACAACCAGCGCATGCCGGAAAGTGTGTTCCCGGAGGCGACCAAGGCGAACTACGACAAATACCAAGAGGCTTCCAAGGCATTCCGCACCGCCAGAGCACAGCGCGACAGAATCTCCGACGAACAGATCCGCCGCCAACCAACGCAACAAACTGAACACGGCAAAACGTTCGTGAACTCCTTCGGCGAGGCGACGAAGAGGGAAATCACCAACCAGACATACACGAGGGCGCAGAAACGCATATCGCGGGCGGTCTTGAGAAACATGGGACACTGACCGATTCGAGGTGATGGCTGATGCCAGGGACGCCGGAGATGCCGAAGTCGCTTGGTTTTCTGTTCGCTGACTGGATTGCTTGGCATTGCGTGGTCCCCAACGGTTTTGACCTTGGCAAGCCGTTTGAGCTTGTGGGCTGGCAGTTGGACAATGCGATTGATTTTTATCGAGTGAAGCCCGATGCCGTGTATGATCCGGCTCGGCCTCGTCAGGCTGCGGCGTTCAAATGGCGTCGTGGACAGATCGTTGGCGGTCAGAAGCTAGGCAAGTCGCCTTTCGGTGCGGCTGTTGCTGCTTTTGAGGGTGTCGGCCCATGCGTGTTCTGTGGATGGGCCAAAGGCGGTGAGACGTTCCGCTGCTCCGACTGGGGTTGCTCGTGCGGTTTCGAATACGTGTATTCTTCGGGTGAGCCGATGGGCATGCCGCGTCGTACCGCTTTGATTCAGCTGCTCGCCACTTCGGAGGAGCAGACGGCGAACGTCTACCGTCCTTTGCAGTCGATGGTACGCAATGGTCACCTGTCCGATTTGATGAAGGTTCGTGAAGGTTTCATCCGCCTTCCGAACGGCGGACGCATCGACCCTGTGACGGCTTCGGCGCATTCCAAGCTGGGCAATCCGGTGAACTTCGTCCTCGGCGACGAGTCCGGCATCTGGACTAGGCGCAGCGGCATGTTCGAGGTTGGCGACACAGTGATGCGTGGCGCTATGGCCATGGATGGACGCATGTTGGAGTTGACGAATCCATGGGACCCGATGGACGCCAGCTTTGGCCAGATGACCTACGAGAGCACGGCGTCGGACATTATGAAGTTCTTTCCGAAGCATGACCCATCGCTCGATTTCGCGGATCCGGCTGATCGCCGAAAGATTCTTGAATTCGTGTACGCGGGGTCGCCGTGGGTGCCGCTTGACCAGGTGGAGGCCACGGCTTCGGAGCTTATGGCCCGCGATCCCGCCCAGGCACGTCGATTTTACGGTTGTGAGATTGTGCAGGGTCTTGGCAGTTATATGCCGGAGGCGCTTTACGATGCGACGATGGTGGATCGCGAGCCGCCGAAGCCCGGCACCGAGATCTGCCTTGGCTTCGATGGATCCCAGTCCGGTGACTGGACTGCGCTTCGTGCGGAGACGGTTGATGGCTGGCGGTGGACTCCGACCTATGGGCCTTCCAATCGTCCGGCGTATTGGAATCCTGTCGAATGGGAGGGGCGCATCCCGCGAAGCGAGGTCGATGCGTGCGTCTCGGAGATGTTCAATCGTTATGATGTGAAGCGCTTCTACTGTGACCCGCACCCTTGGGAGTCTCAGGTGGAGGCGTGGGGCTACCAGTATGGCGAGGATATCGTGGTTCCGTGGCCGACGAACCGCATCGGACGCATGTTCGACGCGCTCACGCGTTTCATGGAGGATACCGCCGACCACAGCACGACGCATTCCATGGACCGTATGGCCAGATTGCATATGATGGCCGCGCGTAAGGTCGCCAAGCCCGGTGACAAGTACGTGCTCGGCAAGCCGAGCGAGAATCAGAAGATCGACATCACCATGGCCGACATCCTCGCGCACGAGGCGGCGTCCGACATGCGCGCGTTGGGTTGGGGTTCCGATGACAACAAGGTCTTCGTTTTCAGATGATGGAGGTGGATCATGTGGCTTCCCGAGTCGGCTCAGCAGCTGCTTGTGCGGCTTTCCACCCAGATGGAGGCTGGTGCGGCGCATTATCAGAAGCTCGACCGGTATGTTGACGGCAAGCAGCATCTGCGCCAGCTCGGCTTGGCGATCCCGCCCGAGCTGGAACGGTTTACGGTCATTGTGAACTGGCCGCGCGTTGTCGCCGAAAGCCGCGTTGACAGGCTCGATTTGAAAGGCTTCCGTGTGGGCGACAACCTGCAGCTGGCGGATGACGCCTGGCAGTTGTGGCGCTCCTGCGGCATGGACGAGGACCAGTCGAGCTATCTTGACTTCGAGGTGTACGGCAGGTCGTTCAAGGTCGTGGAATTGAACGGTGCCGGGCCATTGATCGAGAACGTGTCGCCGATCGACATCATCGCGCATCGCAATCCGGTCACGGGAAGCATCGATGCGGCCCTACGCCGCTACCGCGATGTCGATTCCGAGGATTACATGAGCGCGGTCGCATGGCGGCTGTATCTTCCCGCCGCGACGTTGACGGTCTCACCATCCTGGCAGGTCATCGCCGTGGAGCGTAATCCGCTTGGCGTGGTGCCTGTGGTGCCCGCATACCGTAATCCGCGCACCACGATCCCATTGCATCGAGCGTGGCCGCGCATTCGCGGCACTTCGGCGTTGGCTGACGTGATCGACCTGACGGATGCGTGTGCGCGTGATTTGACGAACGCGCAGGTCGCGCAGGAGACGCACGCTGTGCCGCAGCGTGGTGTGCTCGGCGCGACGAAGGGCGATTTCGTCGGTGATGACGGCAAGCCGTTGACCACGTGGGAGGCTTATTTCGGGCGCATCTGGGCTTTGAAGAACGCGAACGCGAAGACCTTCGAGTTCTCCAGCAGCAGCATGGAGAACTTCGAGCGTATGGTGAACCTGTACGCCCGCCTTGCCTCCGGCGTCACCGGCCTGCCGCCGAACTACTTCGGATTGGCTGCAGATGATGCTGCTTCCGCCGACGCTATCCGCTCGCGTGAGGCCAAGCTGGTGAAGAGTATCGAACGTGACCAGAGGACGCTTGGCAGTCAGGCCGTCGAAACATGCCGCATCGTCGCTGGATTGGTGTCAGGTCCCGCCGCGATGGCCGCGTTTAATGATGCGGATGCGCTCTGGTATGACGCTGGAACGCCGACGGTCGCGCAGCGTGCGGATGCCGTCACCAAGCTTTACAGCGTCTCCGACACAGCCGGACGGCCGCTCATGCCGCGTGAGATGGCATGGGAGGAATTGGGCTGGGGGCCGGAGAAGATAGCCCGCGCGAAGAAACTGCTCGAAGCCGACGAAACCGCCGATTATGGGTACTTGAAGCCGGAGGTGGACGATGGCTTACGGTCAGACGCTTCCACAGGAGGCTCGGATTCAGGCGAGGGACCTGCGACGCAGGAGCAACCGTCTGGCACGCCGGATGACGGCATTGTGGAGGCATAACGCGTCCGATGATTTCGGCGAATCGTTCGCCCTGTGCATGCCAGAGATGTTCGGTTTGCTGGATGACGCCCAGTTGATGACGGCGAGTGAAGCGCTGGAGTTGACGCCTGAATCTATGGCGTCTCTTGACGGAATGAGCCGCGTGGAATTGCCGGCGCAGTATTCCGCAGACCCTCACCAGTGGGTCGGCGTGAACGGCAACGGCTTCGACACCTTGGATGTCATGTGGGGTGCGGTGACGCGCGGCAAGCAGGTCATCGCCAACGGCGGCACCGTCGATGTGGCATTGCATGTCATCGAGCTTGGATTCGAGGCGCGCATGCGTACATGCCTGGCGGATACTCAGCGTTCGGCCGCCATCGTGGCTGGTCACGCGCGGAGCCCTTACGTTGGCTACGTTCGTGGATTGACGCCGCCGAGCTGCGGCAGGTGCGTCGTGTTGGCCGGGCGGCCTTGCGGCAGCGAGCCGTTCGAACGGCATCCGCGCTGCGATTGCATCGCCGTGCCGACCGCGAAGAAGCCTTCGATTGCAGTGACCAGCGCGAACGACTATCTGGACGGTCTCGATGACCGGCAGCTGGTCAAGGTGCTTGGCAGCCGTGCGAACGCGCGTGCCTGGAAGGACGGCGCGGATCTGAACCAGCTGGTCAACGTCTACCGTCGCAAGGGCAGCGTCAGCACGGCGCAGGTCTACGACAGACGCATCAAATATACGGTGGAGGGTACCACCAAGCGCGGCTTCGCGTCGGGTCGCATGATAAGCGCCGGATATGCGAAGGAATTCGTGAAGAACGGCGGCAGGTACACGAAGGTGGACCGTCCGCGTCTCATGCCCGAAACAATCTATCAGATTTGCGAGAAGACCGGCAAGGATCCTCGCCGAATGCTTTACGACTACGGCTGGATACTCTAGCCGATTGATTTTTCAACCGCTGATCGGGCAATCCTTTCGGCGGTTTTTTCATATCCGAATCCGCAATGGAAGGAATATGCATAATGGCAAAGCCCGAAAACGACGATGAGCTGACTGCGGCTCAGAAGGCATTGGATGCCCTCGTCGGCGGTGGTGATGATTCCGCCGAAGACAAGCAGCCGGAAGACAAGGACGCGAAGCAGGACACGTCGGATGATGCGAACGCTGCTGCGGCTAACGAACCGCCGCAGAAGACGCAGGAACCGCAGCAGGGCGGACAGTCCGACAACGCTCCGGCAAGCCCGGAAGAGGAAGCCGCGCTCGGCGACAAAGGCAAGCGCGCACTCGACCGCATGAAGGACGCGCTGCAGAAATCCAGCCACACGATCGCCGACCTGACCAGCCAGATCGGCCAGCTGAAATCCGAGATCGCAGCATTGAAGATCCAGCAGGCCGCTTCAAGCAGGCTCGCGCACCCGGAACTCGCCCTGAAGCTGCTGGACACGTCCGAACTGGACGCATCCGACCAGAAGGCGGTGGGCGCCGCAATCGACGGATTGCTGAAACAGTATCCGGATCTGGGCGTGCGTCAGGATGACGATAACGGTCTGAACGCATTGTTCGGCTCCGCGCAGCATCCCTCCGACCCCGATAGCCGCACGAAGTCGAACGCCGCTGTCTTCGGCGCGCAGCTCGACGCCTTGGGCTTTTGAGACACAACCATCAAACCTTATTAAGGAGCAATCATGGCCGCAATCGATTTGAATCGCGCCACAACCGGCGTCTATCTGACGCCGGAACAGTCCAATGAGATCTGGACCGACACCTTGAATCAGTCCGCCGTCACCCAGCTTGCGACGAAGGTCGCACTGCCGGGCCGAGGAGCCGCATACGACACACTGACCGACACCGGCGCGGCAACATGGGTGGGCGAGACCGAGGAAATCGCCGTGGACCGCCCGCACATCGGCAACAAGATCATGAAGCCGTTCAAGCTCGCGAAGATCATCCCGGTGTCCAACGAGTTCGTCCGCGACAAGAGCGCATTGTGGAACACCATCAAGACCCGCGCATCCCAGGCGATCGCGCAGGGCATCGATGAGACGTTCCTGACCGGCGTGATCGGTCTGCCGTCCCAGTCCAACGTGGATTCCCTCTCGGACGCCAAGACGGTGAGCATCGGCAAGGGCGGCTACAAGGATTTCGCGAACATCGCCACCACCGTGCTTGAGAACGACGGCGATTTCAACGGCGTGGCGCTCAGCCCCCACGGACTGTCAAAGTTCCTGCAGGCCACCGATGCGAACGGGCGTCCGCTTCTGGTGCCGATGCCGGATTCCACCACTCTCGGCTCCTTCTTCGGCGGCCGTGTCGTGAAGTCCCCGTGGGGCCACGTCGCCGCAGTCACCGCCGACCGCGGCAAGGGGCAGGCCGCGAAGCCGGAAATCTTCGGCGTGGCCGGTGACTGGACTCAGGCCATCTACGGCACCGTCGAGGGCATCAAGATGAAGGTGTCCGACCAGGCCACCATCAACGACAACGGAATGGCCATCAATCTTTGGCAGCGTGACATGATCGGCTTCCTCATCGAAGCCGAGATCGGCTTCGTGGTCAAGGACAAGACCAAGTTCGTCACTATCACCGCCTGATTGGAGGCTTTATCGTGAGCACCGTTTACGCAACACTCGCTTCCGGAAAGAAGCCCGAAGCGCCGTACACGCCGGTCAGCGTGCAGTTCGTCGACGATTCCGGAAACCCGATCACGGTGAACACCGGCACAGTCAGAATCCCGAAGGCTGCCGTGACCACCACCGTGCAGGCCGCCGACGCGGCGAACGCCGCCGGCGAGACTCCGACCGCCGCGGAATTCAACGCGGTGGTGGCCGCCCTGAACGAGACGAAGAAGCAGCTCAACGCGCTCATCGGCTCGCTTCGCGACTGCGGTCTCGCCGCCAGCGAGTAAGGCGGTGATCCGATGACGGCCAGCGTACAGGACGTCGCGAAGCAGCTCTGCAGGGAGATAACCGACCCGATGGAGGTCAACCAGATCTCCTCGTGGATCGAGCTCGCCGAGATCACGATACGCAAGCGTCTGCCGAATCTTGACCTGATCATCGAGACCGGCCGTTTGGAACAGCGCACGGTCGATCTGGTCGAGGCTCTGGCGGTCGCGCGGTATTCGCGCAATCCGGAGGGCACGACTTCCAAAAGCACCAGAATCGACGATTATCAGGAGACGGTAGGCACGACGAACAGCGTGCCGACAATCACGATTCTCGATGACGAGTGGAGGCTGCTGGAACCCTCGGATTATGGCGCTTCCGGCGCGTTCACCATCGCCCCTGCAGGCAGGCGCGGCCTATGCTGACGCCATCCGTGTTGGAGCGTGCGCGCGGGAACGCTGAATCGCTCATGACCGACGAATGCACCGTCACGCGTCCCGGCGAGGCCGTCACCGACCCCGCCACGGGCGTCGTGAAGCCGGCATCCACGCAGGTGTATGCGGGCCGCTGCAAGGTGCAGACCTCCGGCGGCCTCGCATCCGAGAACGTGGAGGGCAGCGCGGCGCAGTCGATGGGAGCCGTCTCATTGGTCTGGTCGCTGTACATCCACTTCCCGTTCGGGACCAGCCTGCGCAACGGCGATCTTGTCACGGTCACGAAGTCGGCGAATCCGGAACTGGTGGGCCGTCGCTATCGCATGATTTCCCCCCAATCGGAGAAGTCGTTGGCGACGGCCTGCCGCTGGAACGTGAAGGAGGACGCATGAGCGTCACAAGCCTGTTCGACGCGTCCGAGCTGACCGCCTTCGCCGACAAGCTGCTCTCCAAAGGAGTCGCCCGCCGCGCGGCCATCACCATGGTCGTGAAGAAAGGTGCGCAGAACGTCAAAAACGACATTCGCGAAGACCTCTCCGGCTCGGGCAACAAGGCATTTCGACGCATCCCCATCACCTACGAGGTGAAGGAAGCGCCGGGACGCATCACAGCCGAGATCGGCCCGTCGAAGGGCGGCGCCGGCAGCCTCGCCAACATCGCGTTCTTCGGAACCGCTAAAGGTGGTGGAACGCACCGGTTCTACGAGCATGGCGAGGAAGAGCTTCCGAAGCTCGCGGAATATGTGGCTCGTGCCGCAGTGGAGGGATTCTAGTGCAGTCGATAATGACCTTGTCGAACACGATTCTCGACCATGTGCCGAAACCGGCTGAAGGTTGGAAGGTGTACCGGCAGACCGCGCCGAAACCGACCGACAAGCCACCGTGGATTATCGAGACCGTCACCACGAACGGCCACATAGTCGGGGAGACGCAACACGTGCATTGCGGCATCGGCACTCTGCTGGTGCGCATTGTGAGCACCACCACCGATTCCGTCAACGTGCTGGCCGATGACCTCATGATTCCAGCCTTGGCCGGCAAACGGTTCGTCGCGCAGGGCTTCGACACCGGCTGTCTGACCCTGTTCTCCGATTCCGGCGCATATGCGGCCGGACTCACCGCAGAGGACACGAGCCTGCTCTATCAGGTGCGCCTATTGACTTTCAAATTCAACTGGTCACGCATGTGACCCAATATTTATAAGGAGGAGTCATGGTTTTGACTCTTGGAACTGAAGTTCCTTCCACACCGGCGGACGGTCTGGTCAACACGATCTGGGTGCCGTCCATCAAAAACATCCAGAAGCCGACCGCTGCGGAGATCGGCGTCGGCACCGACCTGAGCAACTACGTCACCCTTGGCGGCTGGTCGTGCTCGCCGTCGCAGGATTCCATCTCCGACCAGCGCGAGAACAGCGCGCAGGATTATGAAAATCCCGGACGCAAGAAGATCAGCGGTCCAAGCATCGAGGTCATCGACAACACCAACACTTCGCATTCCACGCAGAACATGGCGATGGAGACGTTGACCGAGGGGGCGGAAGGCTACTTCGTGCGACGCTACGGCAAGCCGACCGACAACACCTTCACAGCCGGAGACGTGGTGAACGTCTACTCGGTCCGCATCGGCATGAGCGCCAAGGTGGCGATCGCCGCGAACAGCGTGCTGCGCAGCAAGGTCAATTTCTCCGTTCGCGCTCCCGGTTGGGCCGAGAACGTGAAGGTGGTCTGATTCATTCTTCCCGCATCGGACTTTCGTTCCTTTCGCCGGTGCGGGATACTCTTTTTTCTCTTTTCCGGCAAAGGGACATGAATATTAGAGTGAAGGAACACATATGCTTAAAGTCACCAGGCGTACGCGTGAGGTCGATATTATCCTCAACCAGCAGATCGCCGAGGACATTGCGCGATTGGGCGATACGCTGGCCGAGGAGACCACGCGCGAACAGATTACGGAGGCCGGTACGAACCGGCAGGCGAAGGCCACCGCGCGGCGCATCGAAGAGCTGCGCGAGCAGGCGGATGCGGAGACATTGAAGCTCACGTTGCGAGCACTGCCGGTGAGTAAGTGGGCGCAGGTATTGGCCGCGCACCGCAATGAGAACGGCACGAACGACATGTTCGGCACCGCCGCCGCGGCATTGCCGCTCATGCTTGATTCCGCGACCATCGGCGACAAGCCGGTGGCCGACGAGGACAAGACCGAACAGGCGTTCCGTAATCTGTTCGACGAATTGACCGATGGCCAGTTCACGCCGCTCTGGCAGGCCATCGCCGAACTGAACGGCACCGCAGCGGACCCAAAAGCGGCATTCGACCTCGCCTCGCAGGTTCTCCGCAACTAGTCGAGGACCTACGCATCTGCCGCCAGCTCGGCATCAGCTACAAGCGTTTTCTGGGCTGGATGCCGAGCAGGGGCGATGAGGTCGAATGGGATGAGACGGAGCGTAATTGGATGCGCTCGTTGGCGGAATATGAACGGTCGTTGTGCCCATTGTGTGGCTTGCCGCGCTCGATCTGCCAAGACCCGAAAGCCGAACTCACATTGCATGCCGAGACCAGCGTCTGCTGGGCCACCGCGCACATGCAGCAGGCCATGAAACGGTGGACTGATGCGAATGGCAGGGGCAATCCGGCTGCGAACGCTTTGGTGGCGCATTTGACCTGATTTTTGGAGGATGCTTTGGCCGAGAACAAGAACATCGTCATCCGGTTGATGGCGGACACAGCCTCATATGAGGCGGCGATGACCCGTGCTGGAAGCACTGCGAAAACAGTCGCTTCGGGCATGGAGAACACCGGACGCAAGTCCGCGCTCATCGCCAGCGGCATGACCGCCGCAGGACTGGCCGTGGCCGCGTTCGGCGTGGCCGCAGTCAAGATGGCCGCAGACTTCGACCAGCAGATGGGCACCGTCCAGGCGAACACCGGCGCGACCAGCGCCCAAATGGACCAGCTGCGTGCCGCCGCCATCGAAGCAGGAGCTTCCACGGTTTATTCCGCTTCGGATTCCGCTGATGCGATCAATGATCTCGGCAAGGCCGGCATGAGCGTCACGGATATTCTCACCGGCGGCTTGTCTGGCGCTTTGAATCTGGCCGCTTCGGACGGTATGGCTGTTGGCGATGCGGCTGAATATATGGCCAACGCGTTGAGCATGTTCCACCTGAAGGGGTCTCAGGCTTCTCAGGTGGCCGATACGCTTGCGGCCGGCGCGGGCAAAGCCGTCGGTAACGTGTCCGATTTCGGCGAGGCGTTGAACAACTGCGGCGCCCAGGCAAACAGTTTCGGCATGAACATTCAGGAGACCACCGGCGTGCTCGCCCTGTTCGCGCAGAACGGCACCATCGGCGCCGAGGCCGGCACCCAGCTGAACAGCATGCTCATGAAGCTGGCCGCGCCGTCCACCGAAGCCGCCAATACGATGAAGGAATTGGGGATCAGCGCCTATGATGCTCAAGACCATTTCGTCGGCATGGCGAATTTTGCAGGCCAATTGCAGAAGGCCGAAAAGAACCTGACCGACGAGCAGCGCAACCAGGCGAACGCGATCATCTTCGGCAGCTGTGCCATCAGGGCCGCGAACTACCTGTACGAGGCGGGCGAGTCCGGCGTCAACAAGTGGACGAAGGCCGTGTCCGAAAGCGGCTACGCCGCCGAGCAGGCCGCCGCGAAGAACAACAATCTCAAGGGCGATCTGGAGAATCTGGGCGGTTCGATGGAATCCCTGATGATTTCCGTCGGCGAAGGCGCTCAAGGCCCGTTACGCAAGATGGTGCAGGGCTTGGATACGCTGGTCGACGCGTTCGCCGGATTGCCGTCCGGAGCGCAGCAGACGCTCGTGGTCATGGCATCATTGGCTGGCGTGTTCGGAGCCGTGCACAAGGCCGCAGGCAATCTCAACGGCAGCACCAGTACGATGGCCAACAACATCGGTCTGGCCATCGATCCAATCCAACGCGTCAAAACGGCGCTTGGATCCGCGCAGACCGCATTCCAGATGTTCAGGGCGTCTTCGATGAGCGCTTCCGAGCAGATGGAGGCTTTCGGCACGTCCGCCAGCAAGGCGCAGTTGAAGACCGCTGGTTTCAAGGCTGTCGGCAGCAGTGTCATGAGCCTGCTCGGTGGCCCGTGGGGCATCGCGCTGACGGTGGCCGGCGTGGCGTTATCGGCTTTTGTTTCTCAACAGCAGAAGGCTAAGGCGGCATCCGAGCAGCTGGAAAGCGCTCTGGAGTCCGGTTCGGATGTCGCGTCCGAAATCGCCGGAGCCTATCAGGATATGAGCAGTGGCGGCGTCAAGTTGACCACATGGCTTGACAAAGCGGGTATCAGCCTGACCGACATGACCAGCGCCGCCATGGGCAACGAAGCGGCCTTGAAGCGCGTCAACAAGCAGATCAAGGAAATCGACAAGCCCGGCCCTGGCGCAACTGCGGCATCCGCCATCAAGAAAGCCCTGAAAGAGGAATCAAAGGCCTACGATGATGCTTCCAAGAAGGCCAATGAGAAAAGCAAGGCAGCCAAGAACGCGGTAGATGCTGACGGCAAGTCTGCCGCCGCCGCGAAGGATGCCGCCAGCGCGAACAAGGATCTCGCTGATTCCGCTTCGGACGCGTCTGAGGAAATCGACGACCTCGTGAAGGCCTTGTTCGGCTTGGAGTCCGGCAATCTGACTGCAGATCAGGCGGTTGACCAGCTGAACCAGAAGATCGGCGAACTGTCAGACACCTGCAAGGACAATGGCGTGGTCTTCGACCAGAACGGCAATCTGCTCGACAAATTCTCGGAGAAAGGCACCAAGACCAAGCAGGCTTTGGAGGACATCGCCAGCAGCGCGCAGAACGCCGCTGAAAAAATCCTCAAGCAGGGTGAGAGCACCGGTTTTAGTAGCGGTGAGATCGAACGTGCGAACGGCGTGCTGCAGGACGCGCGTGACGCGATCATCAGGCAGGCCGAAGCTTCGGGTATGAGCGAACAGGCCGCTAACGCCTTGGCAGACCGTTGGGGCCTGAGTTCCGACAGCATCAAGGCTTCCATTGACAACATTAAGAAGACCGCCGACAACAACAAGGCGAAGCTTGACGTCGACGATTCCAAGGCCAAGAAGAAGACCAAGGATTCCGAGACCAACCTCGACAAATTCGGCAAGAAGATAGCGAAGGCCAAGCTCGACGCCGACGACAAGAAGGCCACGGCCAGCGCCAAGAAGGCGCAGAAGATGATGGACGACTTCAATAGGAAGCACGTCAAAGGCACCATCGATGCGACCGACAAGGCATCAAAGAAGGCGAACACCGCCTCCAGGAACATCGGAAAGCTCAACGGCAAGAAAGCCACAGCCAGACTCGACGCGAAGGACAATGCGACTTCCAAGGTCAACGCGGCCAATGCGAAGAAACTCACCAACAAGCGCAACACTCTGACATCAAACGATATCGCGTCGCAGATAGTCGCCCGCGCGAATTCGCGTAAGCTGGCGAACAAGCGCAACACGCTTGATTCGACCGACAAGGCGTCATCGAAGGTCGACGCCGTCAACCGGAAGAAACTGCAAGACAAGAAAAGCACCGCCTCGGTCAACGACCAGGCCACGCCGGTGCTCCGCTCTATCAACGACTTCAAAATCGCCGACAAGTCCTTCACCGTCACCGAGCGCACGAAGAAGGAGGGTGGTTACACCGGCGGCATGTTCACAGACGGCACCTTCCAGCAGTTCGCCGGAGGTGGCATGTTCTCCGGCTACGTGGATCCGGCATGGGCGCCCGGCAATGGTTTGAGCGACAGCGTGTACCTGCTCAACGCGCGTCTCGCAGCGGGCGAGTACACGCACAATGCTGCGGCCACGGCCTATTACGGCGTCGATACCATGCGCTTGCTGAACGAGCGGAAGATTCCACGTGAAGTGTTTGCCACGGCCAATCAGATGACAGGCAATCAGGTCAGCATACAGGTTGATACCGCTTCCGTAGTGGCGGCGATAACCAGCCTGCACAACGATCTTGGCGCGATTATCAGCGCCGCGTCCGATGATTCGATGGCCGGCGATCGTGACTTGGGGAGGTTGATCCGCAGATATGCGCGAGCTTAAATACACGTCGCATGACGGCATGGTCATCGACCTCAACAACGATAGTCTGTGGGTCGCTGATTTGCAGGAAATGCGCGGGTACGCATGGACGTACACGCTGGCCACTCGCGGCATCAAATCGGTGAGCCGGAACGCTTCGACGGCGAAAATGACCGTCCGCACCACGGATCCGTCAAGATTGGACGTGGTGCAGACGGCTTTCGATTCGGACGTGCAGGCGGTTACGCCAGGCACGTTGACGGTAGATGGCGAATGGTTCCAGCGGGCGTATGTCGTCGGCTCATCGCTTGGTCTCGTGCCTTGGCCGGAATACGCGCAAGTCGATTACACAATTGTCCTTTGCGATGGCGTCTGGCGTCGCGCGCTGCCGGTGCAGCATTTCTTCCCGATGACGGCAGGCACCGGTTCGCAGATCGACCTTCCACTGGATCTGCCGACCGATTTGGCTCCGTCGAAAATCGCTTTGACGGTGAATAATCCGACCGGCAAGGCCGCCGAGTTCACCGCGGTCATTTTCGGCCCCTGCGTCAACCCGTCTTTTCAGATCGGCGGCAACACCTACGCGGTTGATGTGACAGTGCCGGAAGGCGGTCATGTGTCGCTGTCGGCCATCGGATTGCGGAAGACGATAACGGTGACAGCCGAAAACGGCGACGTTTCGGATGTTTTCGACAAGGGCGTTCGTGGCAACGGCAGTGGCAGCGGCTCGTATGTTTTCGAGCCGATACCGGCAGGAGATTCACTGCTGACGGTTTCCGGCAATTATGGCATCGATTTGACCCTGTATGACGTTTCTGGAGGTGTGCCATGGCGGACGTTATCATCGCAGACAGCAGGCTGACGCCACATGCGAGCGTATCGCAGGTGACGTTGGATTGGGCTTGCGGCACCGACGAAAACGACTTCGAACTGACCATCGACGATCCGGATGCGCCAGAAATCGAACGTGGCTGGTATTTCTGGCTTGACGGCAGTGACGTGGGCGGCCGGATCATCGACCGTCGCGTGACCGTTTCCGGTGGCGTGTCCACGGCCACGTGGATCGGCCAATCGTGGACTGGCATGTTGGCGGCGAAGATATTGCAGCCGGACGCTAATCAGGATTACCTGACCGTCTCCGGCAAGCTGCCTGACATCCTCAAAAGCCTTTTGAAGCGCATCGGTTTGGATTCGGTGTTTACCGTCGATTCGTCCGATGCTTCCACTTTGTCGAATTGGATGTTCCGGAATCCACGCTACGTGGACGCTTACACAGGATTCCGTAATCTGCTCGCATCCTGCGGCAGACGCATCGACTTCCAAGCCAAGGATAATCGCATCCTGCTTGGCATCACGCCGGTCGGCATCATCGACAACACGATCGATTCCGACTTGGTGGATTTCAAGGCCGAAACCAACCGTCGCGCGGTGAATCATCTCATCGGCCTTGGCTCGCAGGAGCTCAAGAACCGTCTGGTGGTCAATTATTTCGCCGATGCGACCGGTGCGGTGAGTCAGACGCAGACACTTGTTGGCGCCGATGAGGTATGCGCTACATACGACTATTCCAACGCGGATTTGTCCACGCTGCAATCCGAGACGCAGAAGCATCTGCAGGAATTGCAGACCGGTGGGTCGGTCGAGGTGACGTTGTCCGATGAGGTCGGCGATGGCCTGCGCGTGGATGACAAGATTATTGCGACGGATCAGGCTTCCGGCGTCAACGTCACCGCCGTGGTGACGAAGCGGATCGTGAAAATCGATTCCGGGATTTTGGCTTCGACGTTCGAGGTCGGACTGCCGGTGCAGTCGGCGAATGCGAACTATTCCGGTTCTTCCTCTTCGTCTGGTGGTGGCGTGTCTTTGACGGCTGGACGTGGCTTGTCGATTTCCGGCGGCACGATCAACGCGGAGGTCGCTTCCGAGGATTTGGATGCCGTCAGGCAGGTTGCCGAGTCGGCTGACAGGATGGCTTCCGGGTTCTCGGCGCAGATCGGCAAGGCGAATCAGACCGCCGAGAATGCCGAGTCGATTGCGTCTGATGCGAAGAGTGTTGCCGACAGTGCCAAATCGGGCATGATGACCGATGATGAGCGGTCGAAGCTCGCTTCGGTCGAACGGGGCGCGAACGCCTACGCGTTGCCGAAGGCGTCCACGGACGTGTTGGGCGGTGTGAAGGTGGACGGCAGCACGATAGTCTCCGTTGACGGTGTGATCAGCGCGCATGTCGGCGACGGCGCTTCCGGGAGGATCGCGTTCCCGATCGGCTATGTGGTGATGAACACGACTGGTGTTGACCCTTCCGTGGATTTCGGCGGCACGTGGAGGCAGTTGCCGTCGCTTGGTTGTTTTACGTTTGAAAGGATTGGCTAGTGAAGTCTGACGGTTACTCGAAATACGTGTGCGACAAGTGCGGCAAGACCGCTTATGTCGCCGCTGGCGATACGGAGGCGCGTGAATGGTTCACCGTGCGCCGCTATTCGGCTGGCAAGGCGACCCGCATCGCGGAAGATGTGGCACCTGACATCTACGAATTATGCTCCAAGTGCAACTCGTCTTTCATGGCGTTCATGCAGAAGGACGATGAAGCGTTTGAATCATGGTTGAAGGAGGTTGAACAGTGACCATCGAACTGGTTGACGGCAAAGCCGGAACCATGCACATCAGCAGCGAGGATAAGGCGATCATCCATCAGGCCAAGTTCTCGGAGTCTGACGTGGTGTTCGACTGGGGCGACGCGTTCAAGTGCTCGATGAGTTCGTCCAACAGGGCGACGGTCGGCACCGGCTGCGCGTCGATCCAGGGCTTGGACTGGCATATCACGTCGGCGGAATCGGTGACGATCTCCAACGGGTCACAGGGTATGAAACGCAATGACATCATCTGCGCGCATTACCATCGAGATTCCAAGACCGGTAATGAGCTGGTGGAGTTGGTCGTGTTGAAGGGTTCTCCGAATGCGACTGCCGCCGCTGATCCGAAGGTTCCGTCCGGGAAGATATTGTCCGGCGCGGTTGACGCGTACATGCCGTTGTGGCGTATCCCGCTTGACGGCATCACGGTCGGCACGCCGGTACGCCTGTTCACACCGAGGGGGGCTTTGTGGGATTCCGTAACCCAGCAATGCCAACTGCAATGGCAGAATACCGCATCGTTCGTTCCGTCTTCTTATGGCGCTTCGAACACCATCACGGTCAAAGACGGTCTGATTTTCGTGGACCTGTCTTCGTTCCGAAGCACCGTGAAAGTCGGCGATTACCGTGTCTGGCTGTTCAAAGCGGGCGTGAAGCCCTCCAAAACAATCGGTCTTGGGTGCGTCGCGAACGTTGCTGGCATCGCGTACAGCAAACAGGCGAGGTGGAACACTAACGGGTCGGTGACGCTTATCGGAGGCGTGGGTTCGTCCGATATCGTCCAATGCTTCTTGAAGACCATTCCGGTGCCCGATGGTGTGGAATTCGTCTAGGCCGTCAGCCAGCAACCATGCGATGTGGAATATGCATAATTGGGATTCCGCAACCACAGACGCTTATCACCTTACGGCGGTAGCCAGAACGGCGGCTTTTTGCCACAACGATGACCTATATCGTTGCCTAGACGGTCGCAACTGGAAACGATACGCTGCCGGCATGCCATGTGTTTGCGGGAATGGTCGCATCATACGATGTGCGGAAGGAAACCGTGTTTCCCCGCAACGTACAGAAAACGATTCTCCATATGGTCTTCATAGGAATTGTCTACGAACTCGTTGAAGCCTTCATTGGCGGACTGCACGTCCATGCTTGCTAGAGGCACTCCATTCCACGCCTTATTGCCGAAAGGCCCTTTGTTGACCCATCGGCAGTAGACGGTCGCCAAACCATTGACGGCATATCCGCTGATTGTGAATTCCGGATCACTGGTCAGTTTCGTGAAACGAATCGGGGTTACGGAAAACTACTGCTTCGTGTCGAAGACGTGGACGGTAACAGCAATGCGATAACTCAACTGTGTACTGCCTGCGTTCCATGCGACAATCTGGAATCCTTTTGCCGAATGACTGTTCGTGATCATCGAGATGTTGTTGAACGATGGGACTTTGTTCTGATTGTTGTTCATCAACTGCAATTCGACGGAGTATGAATTCCAGTTTGCCGCTTCGATCGGCAGCTTGATGTCTATTGACGTGTTCGTGTTCGGCTTGAAGATCATGGACGCGACGCAGTAGGCGTCATAGCCTCTAGGTCGCGCGACTACGACCCATTCACCCGACTGGGTTACGGAAAACTATCCTCATGGGATCGGATAGCAGAGCGAGCCGACGCAACCCTGATTGCTACCCGCGGCTCCCATGTTCGCACATCGGATGGTGCCGTTCGGATTGACGACGAGCATCCTCGCCGTCTGCCCGTTCGACACGCACACCATTCCATTGACCTCGATAGGCGGACGCAGTCCGGTTGGGATCGTGTATTCGCATTGCACGCTGCTCCAGCTGTCTCCAGCGAAGGAACCGGAGTATTTGACCAGCATCATCATGCCGGTGCGGATGACCGTGAAGCCCTTCGCGTTGTACAGGGTTACGGAAAGCTATGCGACCCCGATAATGAGCCGCTCCCATGCCCGTTGCAGACTTTTCAGCACCGACAGATCCGGGCGCAGATAGTAGCGGGCCGTGGTCTTGATGTCGCTGTGTCCGAGCTGGCGCGCGACCACTGAGATGTCGGCGCCGGCGGCAATCGCCAGTGTTCCGAAGGTGTGGCGCAGGTTGCGCGGAGGCACGCAGGGCAGTTTCATTCGCTGGCACCATGACTTGTAACGGTTAGCGACTTGGTTCGCGTTCAGATTGCCGACCAGTCTGCCGGTCTTCGTGCCGTGCCGTAGTTCCGCCAACCGCTTGACGGCAAATCGCGGCAACGCCACGGTTCGACGGCTCAAATCGGTCTTCGGCTCGGTGACCGTCTCATGTCCTGCGACCCACTGCACGGAACGTTTGACTGTTACCGTGCCACGCCGCAGGTCAAGGTCAGACCATTCGATGCCGACCGACTCGCAACGGCGCAAACCGGCGCATACCGACACCAACAGCCATGCTTCGAGCGGATGCCCGTAGAAGCCTTTCAACAGCTTGCGCACCTCCTGCGCCGACAACACTCGCGGCTCATAGTGACGTAGGTGGGGGAGTCTGATTTCCCTTCTGGTCACATCATTGTCCGTCATGCCGCGCCGGAACGCGAGCCTGAGAATCGCACGGAACACGGCCCATGCTTTTCGCGCCGCTCCCGGCTTGTCGAAGGAGTCCAACCATGATTCGATGTCCGCCACCGTGATTGAGTCCAGGTCTTTTCCGCTCCATTGTGGGAGGATATGACGGTTCAGGGCGCTTTCATATCCCACTAGAGTGCATTCGCGGAGTTTCGCGCATGAGGGTTTCCAAACAGTGGATGCGAATGTGCCGAAAAGCATTGGTTCCTTCCCGATTCTTGTTGAATAATCCCACACATTGTCGTGTTGCCGTTGGCCTGACATGCGTGTGGGTTTCTTATTGTTCCACATCCATGATTCTCCGTTCATGTTTTTAAACCCGTCGATTTCGACGGGTTTTGTTTTTAACGCTTCTTTTAAGGAGGATGTTTTGACTCAGATCAAATTCGATTTCGGCCATCCGAGTGCGGATGGCATCGCCGACTTGGCCGGTGAGACGGTTCACGTGATTCCGACGAGCCGTTTCAACAGCGGTAAGCGCATCGTGGTGCGTGACTCGTTCGAGGTGAAATTGGATGCGCATGGCACCGCGACCATTGCGGTGCCGCCGACCGATAACACGTTCGCCTACGAGGTGACCATCGGCGATAGCGCCGATTCCTGGAGGTTCGTTCGAGTCGTGCAGGTGCCCGATTCGGCCAACGTGTTGAATTTTGCCGATTTGGTCGAAGTGGATTCGACCACGTTGACTCCGGTCAATACCGGCAATCCGTTGGCCGACATCGACCAGTCCGACATCGATTGGGCGTTGGCCGCCATCCGCAACTGACAGAAAGGACAAAAATGGCAAATCCGGACAAGTTCATCCGTCTGCGCGATTTCGCTAAGGTCATGCGCGCCCTGCGCGAGACCGACGTGGACGGCACCACCTTCCGCTACGACGAATCGAAGCGCGAATACACGAATGTTCGCGAATACTATGCGCAGCACCGTTCCGGCCGCATCTACGGCGTGCAGTTCCCGCGCTACTCCTTCTCCCACGTGCCCACGGGCGTGAAGACCCACGACAACGCCAACCTGTCCGTGACGGTATCCACTGCCGCGAACGCCGGCCGCGACGACTACGCCTACCTCAACGCCTTCCAATGGTGCGACGTGAACGCCACCGTGGACGATTCCGGCGTGCCGCACATCACCGCCATCGAGGGCGACAGCCGATTCCGCCGCGATGGATCCAACGGCGATGTTTTCGTCATGGTCGCGCCCGGATATTTCCGCATCGACGGAGACGACAACCACATCGAATTGCTTTACAGCGACGAGCAGTACGACGGCTTCGAACCGATGCCGGGCCTGCTCCTGCCGGACGGCACCGAACGTCCCTGCCTGCTCTACGCGAAATACGGCGCGAGCCTGTCCGGCGGCATTCCGCGCTCCTGGAGCGGACAGAAGATAGATGCCGGCTTCGGCTGCCAGAACGACCAGATCACCCTCGCCCAGAAGAAAGGCAAGGGATACGCCGGCCAATGCCAGCCAGACGTCTTCTACTTCCAGCTCATGCTCATGCTGAAATTCGCCACCAAGGACATGGAGGCGGCGCTCGGCGGCTGCTTCGAAAACTACACGGCCCAGGGGCCGGTCGCCAAGGCCGAGACCAACGCCAAGCGCGTCATCATCGCCAAGGACACCGCCGACAACATCCTCATCGGATCCACCATCAACATCGGCACCGACAAGGAACGCAACAACAGCGGCAACCACTCCGTGGCCGAGGCCCGCACCGTCCTGTCCAAGACCACCATCGACGCGACGAACGTGGCGCTCAACATCGACGGCGCCGCCATCACCACCACGACCACCACCTTCGTCAGCACCATGCCGTGGAAGACCGGCGCCACCGACTCCATCCGCGGCAGGGGAGACGGACGCCCGCAGACCGACCGCGCCGGATGGCAGCCGGTGCGTCTGCAGGGCATCGAACGCGGCAACGGCATCTACGAGGTCGACGCGGACGCCATCGTCAACGCCTACCTCGACGCGGACGGTGTCGGCCACGACGCCCTCTACCTCGTGCACGACATCACCAAGGCATCCAAGACCAGCACCGACAACTATACGCTCATCGGCGAATTCCCGACCTGCGACAAGACCAACGACTCGAGTTCGCGCTTCGCCGAGGACTTCAACGTCGTCGACGGGCGCGTGTTCCTGCCGACCGGCATCGGCGCCACCTCCAGCACCGGCCTCACCGACGCCGTCTACGCCAATCCGGTCCAGGCGCAGGGACTCCGCCAGGTGCGCCGGTTCGGCGACCTCGGGGGTGGCTCGGGCTGCGGCGCGTTCCACGCGGGCCTGCTCGGGGGCCTGACGGCCCGCTGGTGGGACTTCGGCGGCCGCCTATCCGCGCTCGGCCGCTCGAAGGCATGAGCCGAGAGCGGTGAGGGGTGAGCGCAGCGAGGGGGCGCAAGCCCCCTCATCATCCCGCTGAAAAACACATGGGACTCGGAGTGGCGCGCCTACCGTCCTTCGCGTCGTGCGCCGGTTCGGCAACCTCAGGGATGGCTCGAACTGCGGCGCGTTCCACGCGAACCTGAACAGGGACCTGACGAACCGCAGGTGGGACATCGGCGGCCGCATACCTGGACAATCCTGTCGAAAACATCAGAACACTCCGATTACCGTCGGCCTCGATCTGGGCCAGACGGCACGCCACGGCCAGATCCGAAAATGCAACACGAGCACGCGGCCGGTAGATGAACCCCGCCGGCACCATCGACAGCCGCGCAAAGTCCAGATAGGAACAGCTCATTGAAAACCTACTGCCGCCACACGCATTGCGGCACACCGGCCTTCGTCAGGAAGGCCATAGACCATTACCTGCAAGGCAAAACATCAAGACGTGACGTCACGAGATTCCTGGAACACCACCCAGACCTCGACGGTCTCGCCGTCAAGCTCGCCGGCCAGATCAGGACCGGCGGATTCGATCATCCACGTATCCGATACTTCAACCGCATCGAACCGATTTCCGGCAAGCACCGCGTCATCGGCCGCGAGGCCGTCGAACAGCAGATCCTCGACCACGTCGCGGTCATCGCCCTCATGCCACTTTTCGAAGCGAAGATAGGACGATGGCAGACCGCGAGCATCCCGGACCGCGGTACCAACGACGCACGACGCGCCATCCGCAAATGGATCCGCGAACCCTCGAGCAAAGTCTTCATTAAACTCGACGTGCGCAAATGCTATCCGTCGATCGACAGGACGACGCTCAAGGCGATGCTCTTCCGCGACGTCGGCGACATGACGCTCCTGCGCCTCGTCTTCCACCTCATCGACTCCTATGACGGCGATAACGGCCTGAACATCGGCAGTTACCTCAGTCAATACTTGGCGAACTATTATCTGTCGGCCATCTGGCATTTCTGCGAGCACGGACTCACCAAAACCAGATGTCACAGGGACGGCACCACCACGCAGAGAAGGCTCGTCACACACGTCCTTTTCTACATGGACGACATCCTGCTGCTTGGGAAAAGCAAGCGTGACCTGTCGATCGCGGCGAAGGCGCATCACCGCCTTCGCGCACGACCGGCTCAAGCTCGACATGCACCCGGAATGGAACGTCAAACATGTCGGCATCGAACCCATCGACATGGTCGGCTACACGTTCCGGCCTGGCCGGACGAACATTAGACCCGGCATATTCCTGCGCGCCGGACGGACCTTCGCCAGATTCCGCCGGCACCCAAGGAACCTGACACTGGCGCGCAGATGCGCCAGCTACTACGGATACTTCATCCACTCCGACTCGACGCTCGTGCGCCGCCGCCGGCAGGTGGACGAGACCATGCGCATGGCCAAGCGGACGCTGGCCCGCGCCAACCAACAACCAAGGAAGGAAAAAAGATGAGCAAACTCGTCACCAGCGCTACACCGCTGGAAAAGATTGAATACTTCAGGCGGGGCGACGGCCTCGCCGACATCTGGCTCCGCGAGGACATCAAGCAGGTCCGGCATCTTGGAACCGACGGCACCGAGACCACCGAATACACGGCGCAGGAAACCTACCTGTGCCGCGACCTGACCGAACAGGAGGTGGTCGAGCAATTCGACAGCCTCATCCAATCGGCCGAGATCGAATCAATGGACGACAAGGAGCGCATCGCACAGCTCGAGCAGCAGGCCGTCGACAACGCCACCGCCATCGCGGCCCTCTACGAAGCGCAGCTCACCACAGCGTCCGCCAACGATTCCGAAGCAAAGGAGCAGGCATGAACACCTTGCAGCAAGCCATGATCGCCGTTTACACCAACCTCGTCCGCTCCGGAGCCCGCACCATCGAATCCATCCCGGAGTCACTGCGCGCCGAAGTGCAGAAGCGCCTCGACCCATGGAGCTCGGATGACGCCGCTTAGCCTCTTTTCAAGCACGGAATTCTGGACGTCGCTTCTCGTCGCCCTAGTCGGTGGCGGGGGAGTCGGGACCATCATCGGCGCCATCTCCAGCCGCCGCAAGGACACCGCGGACATCGCCGCGAAGGCGTGCGACATCCTCACCGATTCCGTCATCAAGCCATTGAGGGAACAGGTCGAGTCGCAGGAGGAGCAGATCCAGCATCTGGAGGACCAGCAGCGAAAATACTTCGCGCTCACGGCCTACACAAGGAGCCTTTTCCATTGGCTTCAGCAGTTCTGCGAGATCGTCGAGCCCGACTTTTTGAAAAGGCATCCGAAGCCGCATCTGCCGGACGAATTGCGCGCGGACGTGGCGCCGGAGACCGTGGAGGAACAATGACCATCATCGCCATCCTGCTGCTCTGCACGCTCATCCTCGTCTTCAACCACGGTGCGCACATGCACTGATCCAGTTTTTCAGGCCATCCCATTCCGGGATGGCCTTTTTTATCGCCCGAAAAGGCAGGAAGGAGAGGATGTGAAGATCCTCAACAAAAGCCATCCGAAACACAAGCGACTGCCGCGTGACTGGCGCAAGCCATTCGCCGCCGCCATGATCGCCATCTGCATGATCGTGGCACCGGTCGCGTCGGCCGATACCGGCGTGGACACCGCAAGCTATCAAGGCTGCTGGAACGGCGCGCAGGCCAAGGCGGCGGGCGTCAATTTCGCGTTCATCAAGCTCAACCAGGGCACGGGATACGTCAACCCCTATGCCAATTGCCAGCTTGACGCCGCCCGGTCGGCCGGCATCCGCGAGGGTGCCTACGATTTCGCCAGCCCGCAGACCAGCACGCCGGAAGCAGAGGCCGATAAATTCGTGTCCGAGGCCCGCGCGCGCGGCATGGTCGGACGCGCCATCCCGGTGCTTGACTGGGAGCCTTCCGCTCCCGGCGGATATTGGGGCAAGCAGACATGGTGGGCTTTGCGCTGGGTCAACCGCGTCAAGGCCACGTGGGGCGTCAACCCGATGATCTACATGAGCGCGGCCATGATTCCGACCGGCGACTGGTCGGCCGTCGTGGCCACGAACGCCGGACTGTGGGTCGCGGGCTATCCGCGCGGCTACATGGGCGACCGGCTGCGTAATCCCGGCTCCGTGCCGTACAGCGTCAGCCCGTGGCCGTTCGCGGCCGCGTGGCAGTACTCCAGTTCCGGCGCGGTCGGCGGCATCAGCGGCGCGGTGGACGTCAACTGGTTCTACGGCGACGCCGTGACCTGGGCGAAGTACGCTGGCGCTCCGGCATCCTCCGTCACGTCCAACGCGACCACGCCGCCGCCGAACAACAAGACCAACGGAGCCCCGGTCGCCGACGCGAACACACTCGCCTCGGCCGTGATCCGAGGCGAGTACGGCAACGACCCGCAACGCCGCCAGCTGCTCGGCAGCCGCTACGCGGAGGTCATGGCCATCGTCAACCGTCGTCTAGCTGGATCCTCGGGCAGCGTGTCCGGAAACAACGGCGGAGCCTACTGCGTCGTCGTCAGCTCCGGTGACACCATGAGCGCGATCGCCGCGCGTTCCGGCCGCACCCCGGCCAGCGCGTGGAGCGTGCCCAGCGGCAACATCAACCGCATCTGGCCTGGGCAGCAAGTCTGCTACGGCGGCTCGACCGCTTCCAGTGTCGGTGCCCATGTCGTAACTACCTCGCATGTGGTCACCGCGGGCGAGAGCTTGTGGAAGATCTACGGTTCCGGCTGGCCGGCCGCGGCCCAACGCAACGGGTTGCGTGCCCCGTACACGATTTATCCCGGTCAGGTCTTGCACTGACCGGCCTCGAATTTTAAGGAGGTGTGGAATGGACGAATCTAATACCAATGGCTACCTGCTGCCAAACAAGACGTATCAGGCGCTCAAGTGGCTCGCGTTGATCGCTTTGCCGGCCGTCGCGTGGCTGGTCGGTGCGGTCGGCCCGCAGTGGGGATTGCCTCATTGCGGTGAGATTGTGACCACAATCAACGCGGTCGGATTGTTCGTTGGCGCTCTAATCGGCGTGAGCCAGCTCACGGCAGCCAAGCAGGACAGTTCCAACGAAAAATAAGTGTTGGCACCTGTTTCAGGCCCAACACTTAACCGTGAGTGATTTTCGTACCCTCATGTAACACGCGCCCCTCTCTCAGCATTGCTGAGGGAGGGGCTTTTTTGTTATTCGGTCTTGTTTTTGCGTGGCCTGCCTCCGCCGACGCCGCGGCCGGGGCGCTGAGCGTTCCACTGGTCGATGGTCTCGGGGAGCCAGCCGCGCGTGCGGCCGATGGTGGCGTCCGGCTGGGGGAGCTTGTAGGCGCTGACGGCGGCGGTGCTGATGCCGAGACGTCTGGCCACGTCGGTGACGCTCAGGTATTCGATGGTCATGTCAGTCCTTCCTTCCGGCGCTGAGCGCGAAGACGGCGCTGACGATGGCGCATCCGGCGGTGAGCGCGAACGGCCAGCCGAACCATGCGCTGGCGGCGGTTCCGAGCGCGAACACCGCGCTGACTATCGATTCCGTTCTCATGATGTCCCATGGCAT